GAAGAGTCTCGACGGAAAAGCTCCCGCCATCTACTTCACCGTTTTTTGTCCGCAAGCCGCGTCCAATCGAAAAGAAGATGCAGCCTCGTGGGCTATTCATCAGCGACTTGATTACGCTCATGGCGAATACCCGTTTGTGGAATTCCGTCGTGAACAGTTGCGCCGCGCTATTACTGATACTCGTGGTATACCCGAACTTGCGAGCACGGATCAAGATGAGATCAAGGCCCAGCACGATTCCATTCGGGATCATACTGCCTTCTCGACTTTACCTCCCATCAAAGTCGTCAAACGAATTGGCGCCATCAACAAGGTGGGCCCAGGAGTACAGCTCCCTGTCGTAAGTCCAACGGACTACAGCTTTATGGAGCCGCCGGCGCGTGAACCTACGGTGGCGTTCAAGCTCATCGAGCGTGTCGAGGCCAATCACGCTGCTTACTTTGGAACGGTCAACGCCCTAGTGCCACCCGTAAAGACGCAGATGCTCCAGCAGTTGCTCGTCAATAGCTGGCTGCTTAGCTGGCGCAATATCTACCGGCAGATGTTTGCGCTGTGCTGCCAGTACATGAGTCCAGAGGAGATCATGCGTGTCACCGGCGGGCAACTGCCGCAGAGCATGTCTGAGATACACAACGAGTTTGACCTTAACGTCCGATTTGACGTGATGGACATGGATAAAGAGTACATCGCGCAAAAAATTCAATTTCTTGCAAGTATTGCTCAAATGGACACTGGTGGTGTGCTTAACAGAACACGCATGACCGAAATGATGATACAAGCCGTTGCTCCAGAAATGGCAAGCGAGCTTATCGTCAACCAACAGCAGGCCAGCATGCAGATGTTTAAGGGTGTGCAAAGTGACATTGGCAACATGCTGCTCGGCAACGAGGCGCTATACCAAGAGAACGACCCGGCTGCACAGACTAAGCTGCAATACGCGCAGCAGGTGATGCAGTCCAACCCGAAAGCGCAGGCTGCGCTCCAGCAGGACGAGAACTTCCGGGCGCTCTTTGAGAACTACGTTAAGAGCCTTCAGATGTCTGTTATGCAACAGCAAAACGCGCAAATTGGCCGGATTGGAGTAACTCCAGTGGCGCAGCAGGCACAGCAGGCACAAAGTAATATGACGGAAGATCAAAAGAACGCTTTTGGATTTGCAGGGAAAAACCTTGTTTGGTCAGAAATATGTAAGGTTCTTGAGCAGCTACAAGAGCAGCACTGGATGGTTGCCATAAGTAAAGACTGCAAAGGAGAAGATAGAATACATACAGCAGGGCAAGCTGATGGGATTAATTTAGTTTTAAGCGCACTTATTGAATTAAGAAAACAAGCTAGACAATTAAATGGCTTGACTCCTGAAGAAGATTTGGCATAAAGCCACTAACGGGCCTTCCAGCGTTACTGGATTGATTAAAAAGGGCTTGCTACCGTTATAGCATGAATAACACAAACACACAGCCTGACGCCGGGAGTCAGGAGGCAGACAGTACACCCGTTGCAAATAACCTCGGAAAGATTGACGAATACAGTCTAGCTGATTTTGTTAAATCTAATTTCCTAAACGAGGAGGAGGCGGCTCCAGCCAAAGAGGAGCAGCAGGCGGAACCTGAGGTTGAGACGGAAGAGACAGCGGAAGCTGACCCTGAAGTCGAAGCTCAAGCGGAAGCCGATCAGTCCACCGATGAAGAAGGTGAGCCTGAAGAGAGTTCTTTGAGCCGAGGCGTACAGAAGCGCATCAACAAGTTAGTTGCTGCGAAGAAAGCCGCTCAGGCGCAACTTGAAGAGAGAGAAGCCAGATTAGCGCAAATGGAGCGTGAGTTGCAGGCATTAAAGTCTGTGCCACAAACCAGTGCGCCAACCGTATCTGACGCTGTAGAAGCACTTGGTTCCGTCGAGGAAGTAAATGCCGAACTTCAGCGAGCATTATATGTGTTGGATTGGTGCGAAGATAATCCTGATGGTGGTGTAATTACTGACCCGCAAGGTAATCAGATTGAATTAGACAACCTACAGGTTCGCGACATGCGAAAGCTGGCTAGACGTAGAAAGGAAATTGAACTGCCAGCCAGGCTTCAATATTTGAACCAAAAGTCTCAAATAGAGCCAGTGCTAGCAGCCAAACATCCTTGGATGCGTAAGCCGGAAAGCGAAGAATACAGGGTCGCCCAGCAAGTGCTGCGTGATTTCCCTGAAGTGAAGCGCCGCCCGGACCATATGCATCTGGTTGCCGCATTGATTGAGGGGCTGAAAGTATTTGCAGAACGAGATTCTGGAAAGGCTAAAGCCGCACCAATCAAACGAGCGCCAGCACAGCCAAGCGTCAAAGCTCCTCCTAAAGTTGATAAAGATGACTCTTCTCGCGCACAGAAGTCCTTCCTTAAGGATCCTTCAAGCAGAGATGGATTGAGTGACCTAGTAAAAGCAATGGGGTTTGTGTAAGCCCCTTCAATTCAACAACCCAACTCAACTTATTTAGTATTATGGCACTTCTAACTGAACCTAATCTTAGCGGTCGCGGTAAACGCGAAGACCTGATGGACATGATTGCGCTTGTCGATGCAAAAGACACGCCATTCACGTCGATGGCCCGTAAGGGCAGCAAGCCCGGAAACATGTTTTTCCGTTGGCAGGCAGACAGCAATCCTGCTCCCCAAGTGGGCGGCACGGTTGACGGCACGGACGTGAGCTCCTACACCAACTGGGATGTGGGCTATCGCGCCGAGCTGGCTAACTACGCTCAGGTGTTCCGTATGCCTGCTGTGCGTGTGTCCAAGCTGTCTACTGACATTGCTCAGGTGGCAGGCGTGCGCGACGAACTGGCGTACAACGTCAGCAAGTCCATCCTTCAGTGCAAGCGTTCGATTGAGACGACTCTCTGCTCGAACCAGACTGCACAGCAGGACAACGGCTCCGTTCCTTACCTTACGGCTGGGATCCAGACCTGGATCAGCACCGCAGGGACCGGGACGCCTACCGTTGGCGACATTCCTTCGCAGTTCCGCACTCCTTCCGACTCGATCCTCACTGGTGCATCCAGCGGGTTGACCGACACGGCAGTGCAGGGCTTGCTCAAGAGCATCTACAACCAGACTGGCCAGTACCGCTCGTTCGATGCCATCGTTGGCACCGACCTCAAGCGTGCGTTCACCAGCCTGCTTGGCACGACTCAGTTGACCACGACCTCCACCAGTGGAGTTCTGGCTGCTGGCGCAACCAAGGTGCAGACCTTCCAGCGTGACGCTGCTGCTGAAACCTACATCCAGTCCGTGGACGTGTTCCAAGGTGACTTCGGTACGGTTAAGCTGCACCCCACGGTGTTCCTCGGCACGATCAGCTCCGGCTCGTGGACGGTTACCCCGTACAAGGGTCTTGTCCTGAACATGGACTTGATCGAAGTCCGCTACGGCGGAAACGTAGCCGCTGTGCAATCGCTGCCTGATTTCGGTGGCGGTCCTGCTCGCGTCGTAGAAGCCGTCTGCGGTCTTGTTGTCGGCAACCCATTGGGTCTTGGCAAGTTCGACTTCAGTTCGTAGGCTCACTCCTGAGCGACACCTGCCATTACGCGACTGAGGTTGCGTTTCTAAAAGTGGTGTGACACTCTGGAGAGACAGAGACAATTTTATGATTGATATCGACCCTAGTCTAATTCCTGCAATGGAGGCTGAGTTTCGGCGCGGCTGGCAAATGAACCGTATCCAAGCTGAGATTGACTCAAAGAATGCTGCTAAATACACCAAGATGCGCCACAAGTCGATTGATGGCATTGGACAGAAAGTCGGCAGTATTCCGGGGCACGCTTACCATTTTTGGGGCCAGAAACTCGGGTATCAATGCTGGGATGACGAGAAGTTTCTTGCAGAGTTTTGGAGAGATAATCCTCAGTGCAAAGTAAACTCTGGTGGTACAAAAGAAATTAGTGTAGGCTGGGTGCCATCCACTAACGTAAGATCCCGCACCGTTTACGCATGAAGACAGTCCCATTTAGCGATATCCTTGCAGAAGTCTGTCAGCTTATCGGGCTAGACCGCACAACGCTAAATGAGAAGAGCTTTGGGGCAATTCGCGACTTCACGTCACGTCGCATTGGCACAATCTGGGATCGCGAGGAATGGCCGACACAAACAGGTTTTTGCGCACCTTTCCGGGCAATCCTATTTATGCAGTTCAACTTGTCCCGCTACCAACATTAACAACAGAAGATAATGTTGATCTTGTTACGGAAAGCCTTGTGGAT